TTTGCCGCCAGTAAGGTAGGCTCGACATAATAGTCTGCCCCGATGGTATAAGCCGCATCAGGGACCGGTTCGAATAACAAACTGTTATCCGGCATTACAATTGCTCGCCACGGAATGTCCTCAGTCGTATCGAGAATATCTCGTTTAATCTTGTCGTATTCAATGGCGTTGAGTGGGCTTTTATCGGTATCGCCCGGTTCAATGAGTGTGAATGTTTTGAAGTCCCAATAACTAAGACCCGCAGGTTTTGCTGCCGTCGCTGTCGAAGCAACCGTCGCTACACTGTAAACATTCCGTAAGAATTTCCAGTTCACCCACTTCTTCTGCACAAGGCTATCTGCATCCCTGATCCAATTAGCAAGTCGTCGTGACTCGCCAGTAAGCCCCGTCACTGTAGTCGGCGCCACTCCCGCAGCACCAACACCGTGATGCAGATCTTGAACAAGTTGCAGATACGTACTCATGCGTTTTCTTCAGCCGCAGCAGCAGCTTTATTTTCCTGCAGTGCCGCCGCAATTCCTTTTGTAGTCGGGGGTTCTTTAAAATTCTTGAGCGAATCGACTTTCTTTTCCGCTCGCGCTACTACATCTTGAGCCTTGCCTTTTTTCGTCCGGCCAGCATCTACAAGACCAGCAGTGAATTTGTGGCCGTTCTGGATGTAATGAACATTTCCAGAAGAATCACGTATCTTTTGAGTGTTTGGATCGTCGGGATCAAATTCCATGATTACTTTCCTTTTTTGCCGTACTTCTCTCTGTATTCAGACTCCGTGTAATACTTTGCCTGTCCTCCATCCATCACTTTGTATATCTTTTCCTCAGCAATGGCTGGTTCTGGTGTTGGTTCTTCAACCGGATCAGAAACCTTGTTCACAACTTCATCAGAAATTGGATCAGCAATTTCACTAAGTGCCGGTACACTTTTTATTCTTGTTTTCTTTTTGGCTTTCTTTTTGGTCATGTCAATATCTCCTGTGCGGATACTGATCAAGATCAGTGCATACGGGCGCGGGATTATCTACGCCTTCGTGAAACGGCATCATGCCGGCGATCGCCACATCCTTGCGAGTTGAACGAGGCGCGTCAACAATGTCCTGACTGAAGTTCTCGTAGCTGGTGTCAATCGATTTCCGGCCCGAGACGCCGCAGTGAATACACGAATTGGAGTAGAACTGTGATTCCACACCATGCATGTTGTCCTCGTCAATCATGTCGGGAGCAATGACGAGATTTTCATTTGTGTACTTGTTCAACTTAGGAGTAGGAACTTCATACTTTGGCATTTCGTTCTCCTGAAAAGATTCGGGGGACTACTCCCCCGAACCAATTTATACCCAGGTCAGCAGATTTTCATCTTATGACCCTTTTCTGTGTACGACATCGACGCGTAAGGCTTCGGAACCTGACGCACATTGCCGTTCACCGGGTTTGGCGCATTGTTGTACTTCACGTTGTATAACGTGTTGCTGTCGAAACTTCTCAAGGCACTTAGCCCATCTTCGACACCAGCACTGTCGCCACCGCTCATGTACGAACTACGCACTGTTGAGGCTCCGGCTTTCGGAGCCATGTACTCACCTTTGTAACCACCAAAAGATGAGCCGCCATTTCTTACGTCGCTAGGCATATCGCTCTCCTTTAGAACCAATCAATTACAAGTGTGACGGAGGCAACACCGGAATCCGATGCGCCGCTTGTGGCGAGATCACATGGTGTGTTGGCTGGAATATCGCCAAACGCATCCAAAGCCGCCTTTGATAACCGTACTATCGCGTTATCTGCTGCCGCTGCCGTGATCGTCAACGTAGGCGGTAGTGTGATACTCGGAGTAACGGTATCGAGAACCAGAACATCTGCTGCGCCAACATAAACAGTGGTAACGGCACATTCAAACCGTGATACCCGACCAATTTTGTCAAGAGGACCAATGATCCCTTCAGCCAAATCGGCCGCTGTCGTGGTGACAGCATTGTTTAGGTGCAAGACGGTCTGATCTGGATTGTCATAAAACTGTCCCATGTCAAACCTCCTTTACTCAGTAGAGTCCCATTTGATGATACGGGCCTGCAACGCGAGGGTGTGGACAAGTCCATAACCGAGCAATGCATACCACGCAACACCGCGAGAACGTCCGTAATCTGTCGGGATCTTGCCACGGATTTCCTCTTGGATTGAGAACGCTTCAACAACGGTATCAGCTCCAAAGAAGAAGATACCATCTGAAATCGTCCATGCTTCCGACGCGATATTCGTTTGTTCACAATACCGAATACCTTCGTGCCGGCCCTTTTCGCCATTCATGATGACGTGCCAACCTTCGGAAACGTACTGGTGGATAGCTTCGAGATTGTCCTTGAATCCACGCAAAGTGGTCGGACGTGCTATCGCCATGTAGTTGTTGCCGTCAAACGTTGGAATATCTCGCTCGGCTAATTCATCGGCAACCACTTTAGCCAGGTCATCATTGAATATGTCCGTTGGGGCACCCGAAGGCGTACCGTTCGTCGTAAACGTGATGGCTGTAGCAGAAGTGCTGACTGCGCGAAGCGGCGTCAGTTCGAACTGCGCATTTGCAGCTGAATCCAGCGCCTTGCGAGCGTCGTTCTTTAAGACCTTATGAATGATTTCCGTTACCGGATGCTCACTCAGGTCGTCGAGCTTTTTCGTGAATGGAACACTGTTTCCGTACTCCGTCACAGTCAGGCTTGCCTGTGTGATGGTGAAGTTCGATTCGGGCATTACATCCGTCTCGACTAGCGTTCCACCCTGCGTTGCAACATCGGAATAGATATTCCAATTGAAGGTTTCGCCTTTGCCTTTTCCGAATGCTTCTCTTGCATCACAGAATTGACGAAAACGCACCATCGGCTGCAACGCCGTTCTGAGCTTGCGGCTCAGATTGGGCGACCACATGAAACCACCCAATGAATTGGTTTGCCATACTTGTCCGGCCATAACCAGTTCCTCCATAGTTTCAAATTAAAAAACTAGGTAGGCTGTCCCCTCGCATCCTTCAGTTCCCTGAAGGCTTCTTGAGCGGTTTGAGGCTTTTCTTCCACGTTTTTAGGCGCTTCGTGTACAGCTCCGACCGCTGCTGTGGGCATCCTAACTAGACTCGATTTCCTGCTCTGACGATTTGTGGGTGGAATTTGCGGTTGCTCAGGAGTGATTTCATCTGGTGGCGGTGGAGGCGGTGGTTCCGGCTCGACGCCCTTCAGATCATTCACCCATGCGCGTGTACGCTTTCCTGCTTCGTCCATGACTTGAGAGATATCCCAATCGGGGTTTTCATTCTCAATTTCGTCTGTCATGTCGTCAGCCATCTTGTACAGTTTTGCATTGCCCATGATGTCAGGATAGTCCGTCTTGAACTGTAAATAGCCCTTCTTGACATCCTTATTTCTATCGACTTTTTGTACTGCACTTACGGCTGCTCCTGCTGCTTTTCTCACAATGGCTGCTTCATCAATTGGTTGCGCTTGAACTACCGGAGTAGTTGGCGTTTGCAATCGATACAAAACCTTGGCGAGCTTTTTCGCGGCATCTTCTTCCGTACCGCTAAACGCGGTATTAAAGATCTCTTGTGCTTCTTCAAGTAGATCCTGTTCTGACAGATCCGGTTTAACGGGTACTGTCGGTGTTGCTGGTACTGTTGTCATGCGCTGTGCCAGTGCGGCTTCGCCGGCCGACAATGCGCGTTCGCGTTCGTCCAATTGACCTTGAACTTGCGCTGCTTCCTGCATGCGAACTTCCGCTGCAGTTCCGATCTGAAGCTGTCGTTTAGCCTTGTCGAATGGGATAAGCATTTCCTGTCCGTTCACTTTGACTTGGAACATCGGTTGCCCTTGTTCCATAACGACATACTCCGCTAACGGATCACCCTTCAGATTATCCGGTAGCGGTTCGGGTTGTAATGCTGGTGCTGGTTCATGCATCGGTTCGACCGATGCCGCGCCATCATCTTCAAGAGGCGGCAATTCACCAGCCGCTCTGGCCGATGCATTCGCTTCTTGAATTTGTCTATCAATAGATTCCTGATTTGCTGCCAAACCGGGGTCAGCAGCAATCGCATCGTCTAATTCTTCACGTCGAGCTTTTTCCTGACGATCTGCCATTGCGTCAATAGCTTCCTGTCGCGGATTAGGTTTGACGGCTACTTCATCGTCTTTGAGATCTGGATTGGTCGGCTGCACTGAAGCAGCGCCCGTTTGGGTGGCTGTATTCATGTCATTCTCCTGACTCACTTTCAATTTGTTGGAGCATTGCTTCAGCCTGATCGCCTGATTGAATTGCTTCGACACACCATTGCATGAAATGTTGCGCCGCCCAGGCATCTGCCTTCAATTGCTCATACCTCTTTTTGCCTTCCGATGTGTACGGATCCAATTCAAATATCTGATCTCGACATTCGTCGTACTTGGATTTCGCACACCCATGTAAAAATTGTCCAACTGAAGAAGCCAAAAACTGCATGACTTCTTGCCCTAAAACTGCTTCAGCGAAATACGCTCGCTCCTGTTCATTTACGAATGTAACATTTTCGAATAGCTGTGCCGGTGCAGCCATGATCTTGCTCCTTTAATTAAACTTCAATTACTGCTGATCCAACTTCCACACCAGCAGCCACAATTTCAACAACTTCACGATCAGGCGCCGATACGCGCGGCCCTCCTTTGATTGTCACGGTATTCAGCAGCACATTGCCCGGTGTGACGCGAATTTCCCAATACTCAATCGGCGGCGTCGGTGGATTTCGCAAATTCAAAACCACCTGTGTCGAAGAACTTTCAATAAAGATTTGTTCATCCGGGCCTTGTGCATCAATTACCGCCAAAAACATTTCTAAACTCCCGATCCTGTCTCACGCTTCAAATTCATTTCACTGATATGAATAACATTATCCAGCACAGCCTTCTGCCGTTCAGTCTTGTCCTTGGCCTTCGCCATGCCAAGTTGCATCATCATGTCCTCGTACTTCAAACCTTTGTCAAGCGCGAGTTTAGCGAATCCGAGCTGTGCAGTCATTTCGAGTTTCATTACCTCTCGTTTATGTCGAGATTCATTGTCAGCCTTGTGGCTTTCAGCTTCCATCATCTTGATCTTGATTTCAGGTTCCGGCTGCGGTGGATTTTCCTTGATGTGCTGTTCTTGCTCCTGATCATTCCGATAAAACCGAGTCGAATCCTTATAACCCAAGGTGCCGAAGATCTCATCGGCCACGTCTTGTGCCTTCAATCGACCCGCCATCGTCGGCAGAGCCGCTGATTTTTCGACTGCAAATATGAGTTTTTCAACTCGTTTTTGAGGATCAGTGTTGCCGACGCCAACATTGATTCTGACCGTGAGCGATTGTCGGAGCAGATCGTCGGTCAGCTGATCAATATTGAAACGTTGATACAACTGAGCCTTTTTGGATGCCAGTGACAGGATCACATCATCAGTCTCGTAATACTGCTCAAGCATCACCAGCTGGCGCAACGTCGGCTCGACCCACGTTTCAAAGAAAATCCTCAGACCGTAATCCTGCACAGCACCAGCGCCCGAGGCCATGCGATCCATGCCGCCTTTCGTCTCGCCGCCCTTGCGATTGCCTGTTTTCTGAATAGATGTCTGCGAGAACGAGCCGAGCAGTTCATCCATTTCAACACCAAGCCGATCTTGTTCCTGATAAGACGATCCGGTCACGTCCCGCGTATCGACAGTTTTAACATCCTTTTCAGGATCGTTCATCATCACGCCGCCGCCAGCGACGTTACGAATCAGCGCATCGAGGTC